CCACTTGTAGGAAACCCAGATGTTGAAGCTAAAGTAATACTTGTTCCTGAACCTCCTGTTCCAGCAGTGTCATCTAGCAAAGCTCCGTTTAAGGTAGACTGTAATAAATCCTCAGTCTCTCCACCCCATAAACCTGTTCCAAAACCATAACCAACAACCTGTGTGGCATCACCAACCCTAAAATATGGATTTACTGAAACACTACCACTTGCAGTTATACCTGCTCCTGATTCAGTTTTTGCCATTGTAACAGTGAAAGAGTTATGGTTGGCTGCTACAGATACTACTTCAAAAGTATTTGTAGTAAAGTCTGCTTCTACAAAACCTGTTCCTGAACCAGGTAGGGTAACACTAGAGAATGTAAATAAATCTCCTGCTATTAAACCATGTGAACTTTTGTTTACTGTTACTGTTGCAGAACCATTAGTAGTTGTTAAAGTGCAAGATGTTAAAGCTGTATCTAAAGGCGTTATATCATAAAAAGCTCCCTCAAAATACAGAAATAAACCTTTGTGTGTTCCTATGGCTATATATCTGTTTCCATCTAAATCTGCCCAAATATGCATTGCCCTAGCCACACCAACTAAGGTTTTGTCTACGTTTTGTATCCATCCACCAATTTTTTCTGGATAACCATAGCGAAACCTCACATTATCACAATCAATCCACTTTCCCTCAGCTCCAGTAGGTGTGACTTGTTTGTTAATACCAGGTGCTATCTTTATATCTCGTAAAGGCATAATGATATTATATATAAAGTTATGTGTTAAGTCTATGACCTAGAATGACTGCATTTATTTTATTATCTTGTTGTAATATTTTGTTTATTTTATTTTTAAAATCCATTATAAGTGACTTATTTTTTACTTGTTGTGGATATGCTTTATCCTCTCTATCGTATTTTCTAGGGTTAAAAAAGTCACATACTTCATTTACCTCTAGAGTAGCAGGTTTCATATCCAAATAAGCACTAGCTATACCAAAAGGTAATTGATCTCTTATACCAAATTTTATAAAGTAACTCCACCACAACTCATTAAATGCTATCGTTTCTTGACTATATTTTCTATAAACAAACCAATTGTGATAAGCTCTAAATTTAGTAAAATCAAAATGTATGTTTTTTAGAAAAGATGTAAACTTTATTGCTTGATCTAAACTAATATAACCTGAGATAAACCAATCAAATAGTTCATCAAAGTAACTTCTTCTGTAACAATTGTTTATTGTGCATATATTTGCTCCTCTTCTCGATAATTGGTTAGTTATAACTGATCTTGTAAGATTAGCTGTAGAATCAAAATATATAGTTTCATCTCTGATAAATCTGTGACTTAATATCTTATAGTATCTTTGAGTAAAAACTGGATTGTCAAAAAGTTTTGGTATTTTAACTAATTCATATCCTTTTGGTTTTATATCGAAATCAAAGTCGTGATATAAGATACAAGGGATTTCATCTGGCATATCAATGTCAGGCACTACCATATCATTGTTTGTAACTACTGTATAAAAAATCACTTAGGATATCCATACATAGGTCTGCCATCACCAGAGAAGTGTGCGTATTTACCATCTACTCTAACATAATGTAAAAATACTTGTGCTTGATGATCACCTTTAAAAGGCTCTCTCCAATGTTCAACATCCATACCTTTGTAAATAACAGCATCACCAACTTTAGTGACAACTGGTGTGCCATCAAAGTATAATGCCCAGTCTTCCCCACTATCTCTTAAATTTATTGACACGCTTATTTCACAAGAAGGTCTATCTTTATGTTTTTTTAAATCAGCACCTTTTGTATACATTCTCCAAAAACTATATGTGGCGTGTAATTTCTCACCAACTTCTTTTTCAATCTTATCTTTTTTTGCTAATAAATAACTTTCCATCAAGGGGTCTGAATAATAAGAAGTATCCATAATGGTGCTTTGTCTATCATCAAAATCAGTATAATTTAATCTATGCTTAAACTCAACGTAATAGCCTAACACTTTTAATTCATCTTTAGTTAAAAAATTAGGAATGTGTTTATATTTTACAATGCCCATGATACTATTGAATACCTTGTACCTTTCGTTACTTTTTTAACTTGATGTGGAAATAAAAAACTTGATGACCAAACAATTACTCTATTAGGTTTAGTTTCTATAGTATATGTGTTATCACCATACTGCTCTTCAAAGACCAATTCTCCACCCTCGTAATCATTATTAAGTAAAAAAATCATAGATAATGTTCTTGGTATGTTTGTGTGATGATCTGTATGTAACTTATAAAAACATCCTTCATCATATCTTAAAGCACTTATATCTATAATTTTACCTATGTCTGGTCTGCACTTCATTTTTTTACCATACTGTAAAAACTTCGGCATTAAAATACTTCCAAGTAAATTATGCCAATGCACATTACTTAGTTCAGGATGATCATTTCTAAAAGGATATATGTAAGTATTTCTAAATTTTTTGTCAGCAGGAACTTTAACATCTTCATTTTCCCCTATAGTTTTAGCTTCAACAAATTTACATAGGTTTAAATATTCTAAAAACTTACCAAGCATAGGATAAGGTACTACATTATCAGATACTTCTATGTAATCTTTTAATTCCATCTTTGTTTATTCCATACTTTTTTTTTATAATTATCAATTATATAAGAGAAAAAAAATATTTTTTTTAATTTTTGTACTCTTTTGCCTTCTTTATTTGCTCTTACTTTTAAACTCCAAGATTCTTTTTTGTAAGGGATACATTGTGCAAAAACTTCTCCTTTTTTTAAAGTTACCTTTTTACTTTTGCCAGTCATTTTAAAAGGAAAATTTACATACATTGGAAACGTGTCGGTATCAACAATACCAGATAATATCTCGTAATCTTTTTTTTCTACATTTAAGGGTGGCATAAACAAACAAGCATAACCTTTTGGAGTTTTTATTTTAAATGGATACATTATTTTTATATAAGGTAACTCAAAGTCATCACTGAATTTATTTTGATTTTTATGGTAAGGACAATCTTTACCTAACTGACCTTGCGAGTGTAAATTACTTTGTACACTTTTTTCAAAATGTAAATTTATTTTATGTTCTGAATTATGTGGCTCTATCAAATCTTCAAACATAGAGGCGTTTCTTGGTAACCTTATTTCCATTTTATCATTTTTGACAATTATTTCCATTTCTTGTGGTACTTTTAAAGCATAACCTGTAGTCATTGATTCTAAAAAAGGTATGCAACTTTTTACAGTAGGGTACTCCCAAGATGTTTTTAATTTTTTGTACCAATCAGACATATGCAGTTTGATAGGCTCTGGATAAACTATTTTTTCCTCATGATCTAAATAATCTTTAGGAGCTATAAACTCTATAATTTTAGTCATAAAGTTTTATTACATATTTTTAAGGAATAAGCAAGTATGTATATTTAGATATGCTTTTACTCTTTAAATACTCAGGTAGTGTTTTATTTATTGGAAAGGTTTCAGAAGAAACATCAATATTTAATATAGCCGTTCTTATGCTTGTCCAGTCAGACTTTAAATTATTTATATCATTTGCATTAAGAAGAAAAGCATTTATTTGATTGAGTAAATTATCTTTTTTATTTTCATAATCTACAGCATCAAAAATAACATAGTCCCCTTCAACATCTTCATAGGTAATAGTAGACATATCACTGCCTAATATAGGAATTCTTTTTTCTAATAAAACATTTGACCATTCAGTTGCATCAGTGGCTTCTTTAATAGTCCAATGCTCTGCACTATAATACTCACTACTTTTTATAGTATCATTATCAATGCATCTTTTAAAAATTCTATCTGCTGTATTAAATGCGTACCAATTTGCCATACTTTCTCCTTATGATGAAGCGTTTTCTTTAACAACTACAATACCAGGTGCACCAGTGGTAAAATTTACTGTAGGTGCTCCAAACTGAGGAGAACCACCAAGACCAGCTCCCCCATCTACAGTAGTAATTCCAGGTGCTGGAGTTCGTTGACCACGACTAGATCCTGATCCTGCCATAGCTGCACAATCTGAAATATTGGTAAAAGTGACACCTGCTGATATGCCAGGTGCTGGAGAAGATATACTTCCATCATTACCAGAATTACCAGCTTGTTCATTAAGTCCATTAGCATTATTACCATTGTTACCACCATTTGCTGTAATAGTACCTGCTGGATGAGCAAAAGAAGAAGCTCCTCCTGATCCACCAGCAGAATAAGATAAAGGTCCTATTTGAGATGGTGTAGCTATATTAAAATACCCAAAACCACCATTACCACCAAAACCTCCAGCGAAAAATCTGCCCTCTGGACTAGTACCTGGATTGCCTCCATTACCACCTCCACCAATCACAAATACTTGTATTCTCGATGTACCAGGATTAGTTGTAAAAGTTCCAGAACCAGGACCTCTTTGATATACTCCTGTGTTACCACCCACATCAAATCCAGGGTTACCTCCAGAGCCATCAGATGCTGCTGTTAGTCTTCCATCTGCGTCTACTGTTATGGTAGCTGCTGTGTATGTACCAGCAGTCACTGATGTTGATGCTAACTCTGTAGCACCTACTGCACCAGGTCCTATTTTTGCTTGTGTTACTGCGTCATCTGCAATCATATCTGTTGCAACTTGTACCTCTTGAAAAGCACCAGCAGATGGTGCACCAATAACTCTGTTTGCAGTGGTTGAATGTTGTATCTTTGCAAATGTCACAGCGTCATCAGCTATTTTAGCAGTTGTTACTGCACTATCAGCTATACCAGCAGTGCCTATGGAACCACCAAGAGTATCTAAAGATACTTCATTAAGGTTTGTGCCATCAGCGTAAGCTGCATAAATTTTTGCTTGGTCTAATGTAAAACCTGTACCACTTGCTGTTTTAATTGTTAAGTTGGTAGGATTAGTTACTGCTGTTGCATCAAAGATATAAAATTTTTCTATACTGTCAGGAACTGTTACACTACTTGCACCAGATAATGTAATCGTTGCAAATTTAACAACCATATTTCTAGCATTAGATAATGATGCGTCACTCATAGCTAAAGCTAAAGTGCCACCATCACTTAAGGTTACTTGTTCAAATCCTGCTATTGCTTGTTGTAATAAATTTAAGTTTGTATTTGTCTTATCTCCCCAAGTACCAGCGTTCTCGCCTGTCGCCATTAATTCTAGTTTTAAGTCTGTAGAAAATGTTGAAGCCATATGTTTTTTTCCTTTATGCTGCTGTTTCTATTTCAGTCCAAGTTACTGTTGTGCCAGTATCAATTTCTGACCACACTATTAGTATAGGAGTTCCTACACTAGGCGTCAATACCAAGCTAGTCGGAACTATGTTACTTATTGTGTCTATTGTCACACTTCCAACATTACCTGTTATGCTAACACCTGTTACAGAATAAGCTGATATAGGTGTAATACTTCCTACAGCACCTGTTGAGGAAACACCTGTTACAGAAAAACTTGCTGTTCCTGTAACTGTAACTGAGCCAACACCACTTGTTACACTTGCTCCTGTAACATCAACTGGAGTTTTCTGTCCTGTAACTGTATCGCCAACAGCACTTGTTAAACCTAAACCACTTACTGTTTCGTTAGTATCTTGTTCAAGTGATATAGTTCCCAAAGCAGAAGTGCCTTGTACTCCTGTCGGTGAAACTGTAGCAAACGCTGTTATAGTAACTGTGCCAACATTACTTGATACGCTTACACCTGTAACTGAAACGTCTGCATTAGCTTGTGTTGTTATTGAACCTACAGCACTTGTTACTGATACTCCAGTAGCCTCTGCTGAATATCTTTCACCCCAAGCTCTACCACCCCAAACACCTCTTCCCCAACCTATGTTAATTAAAAATTCTGTTGGTATGGTTACAGCTCCAATTGCAGTAGAA